GTCGCAATTCTGCGTGTTTTTCGGCGGTTGACCTTTTATTTGTTTGTATTCAATAGGGAGTCTAAGCATCGATCTTTCCATCCTTGCAGGCCTGGATCATTTCATTGAACTGCTCCCTGTTCTTTGTCGATGTTGCGCTGATACCGTCGTCTGCAAATATCCCCGCAAGCACCCAGTCCGGATTTTTCTCGATCACATCGGTATAGTGTTCTATCTGCGTCTGATAACTGGACGCCTGTTCTTCGTAGTCTGTGGAAACACGGCAATATGCAGCCACACGCAGCTTTCTGACTTCCTTTTTCTGAGCCAGACTGCCGATCTGCTTCTTTGCCGGTATTTCCGTTACTTTTGCCATTTGACCACCTTACTTTCTATGAGGCTGTACAGATACTGGGCTTGTTCGTATGGATCGTCGTACTGTGTCAGTGGGGCTGAAAACACAAAATCGGTCTTAGGCCGCGGTATTGTTCTCCTTGTTTTCCCGATATGATTCATATCGGAGGCTCTTTTTTGTAATTCAGAGCCCGCTTTCTGATATGTTTCAATATCTATGATAGCCGGATAAAAATCATCTCCGCAGTAATACTTCTTTGTCAGCATACGTTTCACTGTACTGTGTACGAGCGGATGTCCGGCGGCACTGGCGGCTTCTCTCAGGCTCATTCCGCTGATGTAGTTATCGAAAATGCGTCTGACACACTCTGCTTCTTGATCATTGATCACGGCAGCACCGTTTTCAATCCGGTATCCGTATGGCGTATGGCCCATCACAGCACCTCCTTCAGCGTGAGGCCACATTTCAGCCTGAACTCAATGCAGTCCCGGTCATATACTATAATGTGATCTACAAAAGCAGTGAATAGCTCATCGCTGAACTCGTCAAGTAATGCCGTTGTTTCAGTGAATTTCAGAAGCTTATCCAGCTCTGTGATCTCATAGGCTTCTGCAGATGTATATGTTCCCAGGACTGCAAGCTCATTTCTGTAATCTTCTGCTGCTTTTCTCAGCATGTTCATTTCCTGATTGAACATCACATTATCGATAATATCCTGCGCACGGAGCTGCCGCAGGGTGTGCTTTTTCTCGGAGTTCTTTTCCAACAGCTGCTGAAGCTCCTGCATTCTCTTAATGCTTTCATCCGTACTGTCTGCTCTAAGCGTATCGTACAAAGGCTTCAGGATCAGCTTTCTGCTGAATATGAGCTTATTGAGCATCGTTACAAATGCAGCTTTCAGTACATCGTCACGCACATATTTGGCGGAGCATCTTCGGATATCCTCTATATGTGTATTGCAGACCCATGCTATTTCAGCACCGTGACTGTGGATCCGACGCTTATACTTGCCGCCGCATATCCCGCAGATGATCTTCCCCGAAAAAGCGAAACGGTTCTGATATTTTCCTGTTTCCCTTACGATGCCTTTTTCCGCACCTCGCTGTCTGATCAGGGCATTTGCCTTATCGAAATCTTCGCGGCTGATGATCGGCTCGTGATGCTCGGATACAAGATATGTTTTAACCTCGCCATGATTGTTGTGGCGTCGGAAGGATTCGTCGGTATATGTCTTTTGAAACAATGCATCGCCGACATATTTTTCGTTGACAATAATGTCTCTTACAGTTGAGCCTGACCATTTTCCGCCTTTCCTTGTGGGGATGCACTGCTGCTGCAGAGCGGATGCGATTGTATCAGTGCTATTTCCTGCAAGAAGCGTTCTGAAGATAAATCTCACAACGCCGGCTTCGGCGGGTTCAATTATCATATCTCCGTTTTCATCCCGCTGATATCCGTAGGGAACGTACCCTATCTTATATGTTCCAGCCGCCATTCTCCGCTGGATCGACCACTTTTCGTTTTTTGATATGGAAGCAGATTCTTCTTCTGCCATGCTGCTGAGTATAGATAAGATCAGCTCACTTTCCATATCGCCGGTATCGATGTTTTCCTTTTCAAAATAGATGGTCACACCTATATTCAGCAGTTCCCGGACAATGGAAAGGCAGTCCGTGGTATTTCGGGAAAAGCGGCTGATGGATTTCACAAGGATATGCTCCACCTTTCCGATACGGCAGGCTGTCAGAAGATTCTGCAGTCCATCACGGATCTCAGCCTTTGTGCCGGTAATTCCGGTATCATAATACAGGCCGGCATATTCCCATTCTGAATGAAGCAGAATATATGATTCATAATGTGCCTTCTGCGTTTCAAGGCTCTCAAGCTGATCAGAATGATCGGTTGAGACGCGGCAGTATGCAGCCACACGCCGTTTCTTCTTTTTCACACTCGGCTTCTGCGCTTCGATCACTCGAATGTTCATGGAAATACCTCCTTTTGTTGGTATCTATATTAGCTCTGACTTCCTGATAAATCAAGCGTTTTCGGCAATAGATCCACAAAAAGGGGAGAGAAAGACTGCCTGTTTAACTGCGTCAATTTGTCATACTCGTCAAAGGAAATAAGTCCGCTTTTGCAAAGTGATTCTGTAATGGCCTGTGCTTTGTGGTAGTTCACTTCGTCAATGATTTTCTGCTGTTCCATAGCATACCTCCGTTTCTGTTAGCATGGATATGTATAAATGTATGGCTATGTGGGCGTAGCACATTGACTTTTTCCGGGATTGGATGTATAATTAAAACAGACAGGGGCAATCTAATCTCCCCTACAAATCGGAATTTATATGATAAATATAATTAAGGAAATTGATATGAATGATAAATTAAATAATACTGATGAATTGCCTGTTCTCGAACCGCTTATGCCCGGAGAAGATACCCCATCTGAGCCTATCTCACAATATAGGAATCATCAGAATACCGAAGACAAAATAGCAGATATAATGGCTCAAGCCCATATAACGAGAGGAAAGGCGGAGCTAAGAGAAAGAATGATGCAAACTAATACTATCGTTTATTTGTTGATATTATTGTTTTTGTTCATTCTAAGTATGGAGTTCCTTCCGTCATTTCTTGTAATACCCGTAATTATGTCATTTTTGGTCATTAAAGTTCTGTTAGCTATGAAGAAGCAAGACCTTGATCTGAAAAGGGCTATAAAAGAAAATATTGTTGTAGTTTTACTTACAGGATTATTCGTTTTTTTGGCAGTTCTAAATATTATTGATAAATGATTGTACTTGTAAATTCTGAGTTGTCACAGTATGTACCGGGCAGAGAACTACCTCTGCCCTATTGTTTTACTCCTTCATAAGCGTGCCCTTGTAGGTTTCCGTGCCAATCATGATGGTAGCGGTCACGGTGGTATCGGGCTTATCGGGTGCAGGCGTTGAAGTTGGCTCTGCCTTACCCCAGCCGTTCAGCCCTTTGCTCTTGATAGTAGTCGGGAAATCCTTATAGCAGATATCCATATCCACATTGCCGTTGATGCCAGCAACCTTGCCCTTCTCAGAATGCTGCCAGACGCCATATGCGCCGCTGTAATTGGTCTCATCGACCCAGTGCGCCAGCCAGATCGTATACCAGGACTTGATATCATCGGCAGTATGTGTGGTCAGGGAAGAAGCAGAGCCATACAGTCCGACAAAATAGCCGGCGCTCTCAACCTTTTTAAGGAACGCACGCATAATAGCCGAGACCTGTTCCTTGCCGAGGTCGAACTGCTTCTTTTCCTCAAGGTCAAAGTACACAGGCATCTCGAACTGCTTTCCCTTGATCACGGACAGGAACACATCGGCTTCCAGTTCTGCTTCCTCCGGGGTCATGGCGTAGGAGTACCAATACGCACCGATGGGAATACCCGCCGCCTTTGCGCCTGCATAATTCTGCTCAAACTTCTCGTCCTTCTGAGATGCCAGTCTGCCGTAGCCTGCACGGATAATGGCGAAATCAATGCCGTCAGCTTTGACCTTACCCCAGTCAATATTGCCGTTGTGAACGCTCACATCAATACCCTTCATATCCTCACCCCCGAAGTACTTGTAGAAATCATCGGTCACAGTGCTGTTACCATGCACCTCGTCGCCGTACCACTTGCCGTTGGGACGTACATCGACATGAGTGTACTGGTAAGCGGCGGTAATATTTGCAATGCCTCTGAATCCGATATCCTGCGCTTTACAGCAGACCACCTTGGAAGAAATCGGCTGTCCGTCCTGCCCGTAACAGCAGATATCTGCTGCATTGCCGAGTGTATGCTGTCCGGTTCCGCTGCCCTTTACTGCCTTATCGTGAGTGGAACATCTGAAGCCGGAAGTCACGATGATCTTACTACAATTAAGGGCGGCATACAGCTGTTCCAGCTTTTGCACCAGTTCATCGGACACACTGAACTCGTGCTCTTTTCCGCACTTACAGCGGAACTCTTTTGCATTGAAATGTTGGGTGATCTGTGTAGTGTCACCATATTCATATTTTCTGATCATTTTCTTGTCCTTTCTGCGAATAATCGCGGTATATAGGCTTGACAGCAGATTATAAAAATGCTATAATGAGAAAAAACACGGAGGTGCATGAACAATGCCAAGAAAACCTGCAAACCCGAAAACCGATACTGTTAAGAAAACGACACGCAAGAAGAAAGTTGAAGATGCAGTTGTTGAGGCTGCTGTTGCAGAAACTCCTACTGTTGCTGATGCACCGGCTGCTGAGAAGCTTGTAAAAAAGAGAGGCAGAAAGCCTGCTGCGAAAAAGACTGAGCCCGAAAAGCATGATATCGTAAAGGTTGCTACGCTTGCGCATGGCGAACTGAAAGAGCTTATCAATGCTCCTGCACCTACAACACCGTTCCCGGCATCCGATGATCCGTCAAAGGATATTGTTCAGACTACACGCAAGCCGAGAGTGAAAAAGACGGACAAAAAGGCAGAGCCTGTTTTTTCCACACTTGTTCAGGTCGGAGATGCAGAGTACGATATCTCGGATATTGCTGCAAAAGCATATAAGGCATACAAGTCCACGCATAAGCGTAAGGCTGTAACCGAATTCCGTGTTTATGTCAAGCCCGAAGAGGGTGTGGCATACTTCACTGTAAACGGTGAAGGTTCACCTGATTTCAAGATCAATCTTTAATACACCATCTCCTTTATAATGCAGTCGAGCGATCGGCTGCATTATTTTTTATCGCCGTCTTCCAATTCATCGATCATTTCCTGAATATCATCGTCAATGTGCTGCGCTCTCTTCTGAAGCACCTCGATAGCTTTCTTAATAGCAGGCGGATACGGGATTCCCATGAGACTGGTGTTTTCAATAATAGAAAGCAGCTCATCCACACAGAAGCCGATGCAGGTCGCATCTCGGATATATGTGGTACCGATCATGATATCCATACGGACAGCCACAACCACCATGAGCAGAATGCAGAACTTCTTTGCAAGACCGACCCAGCCCGCCTTTGAACTCAGCCTGCCGGTCTTGCTGTGCTTGCTTCTGCCCATAGATGCGGTGATCAGTCCGGTTGTGAAGTCGATTGCCATGAAAATGAGGAGTGTTGCCAATGCTGAATCCCACCCTCCGAGCAGCGCCGCAAAAAAGCCGCCGATGACCCCCGGCGGCTGTACAGATATTTTCTTTCATTCAATCATCCTTTCAAATTGTCACATCCACTACCTTCACAGTGCGGATCATCGGACTGGTATTGTCGGTGATCGCTTTCCATGCAAGAAAATACTCTCCGGCACTGATACCGCTGCACTCGTGAAGCACATTGACATAGTTGCCCACAGTGCCGAGCCAGCCGAAAGGCACGGAAATAGCGCTGTGATTCTGGATAGCCTCATAGATATACCTTGCAGTTTCCGCCGAAGAAAGTCCGGTATTATTTTTCGGAACAAGCCACATCTCACCGATATCCGTTGCACCCGACTTATAGCTCAGCATAATTTTGCGGTTACTGCTGATGTGTACAGGCTCTACACACATCGTATAAATGGTCTGCCCCCAGTTAAAATCCGGCTGATTGTAGTAGATCGCGTATTTGTTCTCTTCGCAGCAGAAATGCGGGTAATTCTCTGCAAATCCGGCAAGAGAACGGTATCCGTCGTTATAGAAGGTGTACAGCTTTTCGCCGTAGTCGTGGAGCGCGTCAATGGAAGCCCTGAACAGCGTAACATCCGGCTTTGTCTGCGGGATCTGCAGCACCTTCGGCACGAGCGTATTCAGTTTTTCTGTCTCCGAAGCCTGTACGCCCATTGTCACAAGATTTCGGGCTAAAGCATCCCTCTGCTCATCGAGAGCAGTCAGATAGTTTCCGATACTCATTCGCTCACCTCCACAATATCCGCCAGTGCGGTCTCAACTCCGGAGAGGGCTTCCTCAACTACTGAAAGGCGGGTGTAAATATCTGAGATAGAAGTCCTTGCGCCCTGCATATCATAGAGGATCTCAGTCTTGAAGCGTTCGAATACTCCCTCATTGACACCCACACGCTCAGTCAGATTCATGGCTGTAGTGTATGCCTCGTTCCAGCGTGTTACATGGGATTCCGTGATGCTGTTCAGTGTTGTGAGGTTGTGATGCCAGTGGGCCTGTCCGACAACTGTTGCGATGGATGCGATATCGTCAAGCATTTCCTGCGTGATGCCGTCCAGCACTGCCTTGTTCGTATGCGAATGTGCCTGCGCAGATACTTCACTGAGTCCGGTTGACAGTCCATGCAGAGCGTCTGCTGTCTGCGCATGGAAAGCGGCTTCATCTCGCATATACTGCTCTGTGATGGTATCCAGTACATCCTTGTTGTTATGTGTGTGCGCCGCAGAGCTAATAGGAAGCAGAGCCTCACGGATATCGTGGATATCATAGTTGGTTGCATCCTCAAACTGCTGTAAGCCCTGCAGGTCAGCAAGAAGCGCCGCCGTCAGTGCATTCAGCACATCGAGATTCGCATGGCTGTGCGTGCTCGGTCTGAGGTTCTCCACAGCTTCGTTCAGTGTCTGAATCTCGTACTGTGTTCTGTCCTCAAACTGCTGCAAACCATCAAGCTCCTGCATCAGTTCCGGTGTCAGGCGGTCGAGCGTTTCCTTATTGGAGTGGCTGTGTGCCTCCTCCGCTACGGGGGCAATCTCACGCTCAATGATCGTTGTGACCTCAGAGGTTTTCGGATACTCCGACATATCCGGTGTCACGCCGTCCTTACCCTTGAGGCTTTCGAGCCATTCCTCCTCCGTGCCGATATAGCCGTGCTCCACAGCGATCTCATATGCGGATTTTCCGTCAAGACCGTGTTCTGCGTCCTCAATACGCTTCAGAAGCTGTGTATACAGATCAGGTGTTGGCGGGATTGGCGGCTCATCACCCTCAAAGCCGGATTCTCGGATATTCAGTGTGACCGGAACAGTTGTAGCTCTCACAGTCGTATCTGACTCCGTATCATAGCCGAATACTGCCATTTTCACCGCACCCGCATGAAGCTCCGCAGGGAGATACAAAGTCGTTCCCTCTGTGCCGAGTACAACGGAATACACCTCGTCACACTGTGAGAACTGTACTACCTTGTGAAAACGCTTCCAGTCACCGTCAAAGGTGAATTTGAACTGAACATACTGAATCTGGTGGTCAGCGAGGATCTCACGCTCCACGATCTCAATGCTCTGGTTTTTTACAAGAAATTTCCACATTATTCTTCACCAACTTTCCACTCATGATTCTCTGCATCCCATTCCATAAATCCGTCAAGGCACTGGATACGAGTAAGACCTGACTGTCCTACCTCCATGCCGCCTTTGCCGTCCCAGTTGGACTGCTTCGTGATTGCTGCCCAATCCGCAAGACTGCCTTCATAAGTGATCGTTTCAAGTGCGCTGCAGTAATTGAAGCAGTGTTCACCGATTGTTGTGACCGTGTGCGCCATTGTAAAACTCGTGAGAGCTGTGCAGTTAACGAACATAAAGCCGCCGATCACGGAGCCTTCATATCGGACTGATGTCAGCCGCGTACAACCACGGCAAGCATACTTTCCAACCGTCGCTACATTATGAGGAACTGTGAGAGAAGTAAGAGCAGCACCCCAGAAAGCACCACCGCCGATTGTTGTAACGGCATCGGGAATTGTAATGCTGTTCAGCTTTCCGGCGGCACTCGGATATTCATCCGCAGGCATAAATGCACCGCTGCCGATCGAGGTGAGTGATGTCGGGAGAGATACAGATTCCAGATTCAGACAGCGTTCAAAGGCATCCTCACCAACGGTTGTAATGCCTTCGGAAACAACGGCTGATCTCACTGCGTCGTTCCTGTAGAACGGTGAACGATTCGATTCAATGTCGTAGTCATACATTGCGCCCGTACCCTTCACAAGCACATTTCCGCTGGAATAGAGCGCATAGTACGCATTTTCACCGCACTGACCGGCAGCAACAATATCTCCGATATCTTCGACTTCCGCTTCAAGCTCATCCACCTTATTGGTCAGCTCGGCAATGGTCTCGTTGTTTTCCTGCACCTCTGCGATAAGCTGTGCCATCTGCGCCATAAGGTCAGTGACCTTGCATTTGCCGAGAATGCACTTGCAGTAACCGCAGACATTGCTGTCCTCGCGGTAATCGAACCAATCGCTCTCTGTAATTCGTGAAGCTCCCGGATTCATGCGTACAGCATACATCAGTAGACGAACATGATCTTCATCCTGTGGGATAGTTGGAAGCTGCGGGTTCTCAGCCGGAGTGCCAGGGAAAAGTCTCAGCGAAACACTACGGACGGATTCTGTGGTATCAAGATAGATTGCAATACCGACATATCTCGGCAAGGACTCGTCCTGATACGACGTGAGATCGATAACATACCGTGAATCGTTGATAAAATAGTGTCCGTTGATCCACGCCTTTCCGGTTCCGAGAACCACACCGAGACCGCTGTTTGCCGCTGTCAGTTTGAAGTTCTGACCGTAGGTATCAAGGATACCGTTGCAGATGATACTGGACAGATATGCTGTGAAGTCCTCCGCCGTATAGGTGCGGTCAAGACCTTTTGAATTGAAAAAGCCGCATGAAAATGCCATAATATCATTCCTTTCTGAATGTCGGTGTCAGGCTTCTGCCGTTCTGATCGAAAGCCTCGATCATACCGATGAGCTGCACTTTCGGCTGAATCATTCCGAAACGCTTATGCTCTACGGTCACATAGTCACCGACAATATAATCACGGTTGTAAACATACTGTGTGGAATTGGCAGCAATCTCCGACTCCGATGCAGTTTTCGGATCGACCAGCTTTTCGGACCCGCGTGTTTTCAGCAGTGCAATATACTGCTCCTCCGGAATCGGCACTGTTTCACCTTCGACCTGTTCCTCCTCGGAGATGTCTTTCGCATCAACATACAGCTCGTAGCGGTCGAGATAGGTCGGCTCATCAGAAACACAATATGTGGTGTGTTTTCGCTCTGAACCCTCACCGCGACCATAGATATAGGCGAAGTTGCGAGTAACAGCAGAATCTGAAGCATATGAGAATGACAACAGATTGCTGTAGGCGTCGGAGAAAAAGATATGTGGATTGTCCTCCTGCATCAGACTACGGTCAGTTCCCTCCGATAGGTCAAGCACCATTTTGTAGGTCTCACCAGTATCCTTCACAAGCCGGATATTTGCCGTTCCGCCGATCTTTTCACAGATGGTGTATGCCCATTCCATCAGGTTTTCATAGGATACCTGCAACGTCGTTGTCTGCTCCCAGCAACTGCCAGATACAGTGCCGAAGGATAAGCCCGGAATGCGGCGGTTATCATTGAGAAGTGTATTCTGCCTGACAATATCATGCACAATTTCGCTGTATGCCTTCTGCGCCGTGACATTATATGTCGGGTGAATGATGCGGCGCTCCAGCAGGCACATGAGGAAGCGCCCCCGCACTGTCAGGTAGTCGCCGTTCTCTGCATCGGTGTCGATTTGTACGGACTCAATCATGCCGAAATGCTGACTGTCATCATCTCTGCCCACGATGCGCCCGGTCTGAAAAATCGAAAGATTCTCCGGATTGGCGGCGATATACACCTCAAAGCTGCCGCACTGATAATATTCAATATCCCACAGGAGCGAGGAAAAGCTGTCGCATACTGCTTCCAGTGTGATCGTCAGATTACTCTCATCTGCTTCCATGTTATACACTTCAATCTGCATATCACACCCCCAGATAAGCGTTCGTGTGAACGATAGTCACTCTCAGATTTTGCAGTCCTGTTCCACGGAGATAGAAACGGTTCTTTCCCTCACGCAGCGTCAGCCAGGTCGAACCGGACACTAGCCGATTGATGATATTGGTTTTCACGCCGCCTCGGTCGAGCGTTACCGTTTTATGACCTGTCTTTGTGGTGACAGTAATGATGTCACCGGCGAGAATATCTCCGGTTATCTGTAAATACTCATCGGTATCCGCATTGTACAGCGTGGGTGATCTGGCGTCCTCAAGGGCTTCAATCTGCAAAGTAAAGCCTATCTCGTCACCATCGTTGATGATCTCCATGATGTTCTGTGTATTATACTTGCCGAGTACAAAGGGTTCCGGATTACTTTCAGTCGGGAACGGGAATGTGAATGCTCCGGTGATCTGCGAGTAATACGCCATGACCGACTCGGTCGAATACCAATAAATGTCGGGGCAGAGTATGGAAATCTGTCCCGTTGTAAGCATTTCAAAATTATTGACCTCGCAGGTCTCGACATAGCCCTCAGTGAACACGTCGATGCCTGCGGTACGATAATACACTTTCACATATCTGCTCGGTTTCACCACCTTGTAAAGCTGATGACGGCGCTTTTCTACGCCCACACCGCGCATTTCAAAATGGATGACCACATTCCGCTTTTCGATGAAGGCATTGTTCAGGTAGCTGCCGTCCATGCCTGCGTAGGAGGAGGTGCTGATCGTTCCGGGCGGCGGAGAAAGCCCCTCGATCTTTGAGGTCATATACCGGTTTGCGGTAGCGGTCATGTCCACCCGGTCGCCGTTGGAATTTTCAAGAATTAGTGTAAAAAACACGAAATCACCTCCTGTGTACTTGACACGTAAGCATATTGATGCTATAATATGGATAATAGAATACAGGGAATGATGCTCTCCTTTGGGAAACCTAAACCGCTTATCAAGCTGATGACTTCTGCCTTATACGCAGAAGTTGTCAGCTTTTTTATTTTGGAGGTATTACAATGCTATTATCACTTGCTATTATTATTCTTTTAGGGCTTTCTGTTGCTGCTATTGTTGATAAAATCGGGCTGCCTCGCATCATAGGAATGCTTGGTGTAGGTATTATCATAAGTCCATATGTGCTTGATTTGCTTGATCCGAAGATACTTGGAATATCATCAGAACTGCGACAAATAGCACTTATCATAATACTTGTAAAAGCAGGACTTTCACTCAATTTATCAGATCTGAAACGTGTTGGCAGACCAGCAGTTATGATGTCATTTGTACCTGCCTGCTGTGAAATAATCGGTTACGTTGTTTTCGCCCCGCTTCTGCTCGGCGTAAACCGGGTTGAAGCTGCCGTTATGGGAGCAGTGTTAAGCGCAGTATCTCCAGCGGTAGTTGTGCCGAGAATGGTAAAACTGATTGAAGAAAAATGCGGTACACAAAAAAGTATACCGCAAATGATTCTTGCTGGAGCATCCTGCGATGATATCTTTGTTATTGTTCTGTTCTCCACATTCGTGACGATGGCACAGGGCGGATCGGCAAGAATGGCAGACTTTTTGAATATTCCCGTATCAATAGTGCTTGGCATATTACTCGGAGCGATTGCGGGCTATTGTATCTATCTTCTGTTTGAAAAATCATATCAACATCACTTCATGATCAGAAACAGTACTAAAGTCATTATCTTACTTGGTGTTTCGTTTCTGCTTATGAGCGTAGAAACGCTCGTGAAGCCTTATGTTGCTGTTTCGGGACTCCTCGCTGTTGTCGCTGCAGCTTGTATTATAAAGCTGAAGTCCGTCAATTCTGTTTCAGCACGTCTATCGGAGAAATTCGGAAAGCTGTGGATAGGTGCAGAAGTTATGCTATTTGTGCTTGTGGGTGCGGCAGTTGATGTGCGTTATACCTTATCAGCAGGTGGTGCGGCTGTACTGATGATTTTTATAGCTCTCATATTCAGGGCTGTCGGTGTATTTCTGTGTCTGCTCGGTACTGACCTTAACGCAAAGGAGCGATTATTCTGTATTATCGCATATCTCCCCAAAGCCACAGTGCAGGCTGCTATTGGCTCTGTACCGCTTTCGCTTGGTCTTCCATGCGGTAAAATCGTACTATCGGTAGCTGTATTGGCAATTCTTATAACCGCCCCGCTTGGCGCAATTGGGATTGATAAAACGTATCGTGGTTTACTTGATCATTGACAAGACTATTTTCACACATTCAGCGCATTCCGTGTCTGACGATAGATTTCCAGCCGTGACAGTGATTTCGGACTATTATTGGTCTGATTCACTGTGCGGCTGTTGTCATTGTTGTAGTAATTGTTGACCACACCGCCGCTGCTGCCATTCATCATCGCTCCGGAGATACCGTCCATATCGACATTCAGCCCGGACTGCATTGTCAGCGTCATTGCATCAGCCACACCGGACACAGCCGCCTCGACGTATTTCTTGCTCTTATTGATGCCGTCGGCAAGTCCCTTCATGAAGTCCGGCATCCAGCTTTCAAATTCTGTCAGAGGCCCCTTGTCAGGAACAGAGAAATGCAGGTAATCGCTGATCGCCCGTGCCACATCTGCAACGGTGTTGATGAGATTGCCGAGCATATAGTTCAGACCGTTGATAAGGTTCTGCATGAGGTCGCGTCCCCACGACCATGAACTGTTGACCTTGTCCATGACCGCATCATAGACAGCCCTCATTGCATTGCTGACTGCATCACGCACACCGCCGAGCCTTTCACCGATGCCGTTCCGGATATTATCCCAGATAGACAGCACAGCGTCCTTTACCTGATTCATTGGATTTCTCACGATATCCGGCATCGCATTCCGTACAGACTGCACCACGGTTCTGATCGCATTCAGCGCAGTATTCACTACATCCTTCGCAGCATTCCATGTTGTAGAGATCACATTTTTGATGTCAAGCTGTCCGGTATTGATGAGCGTTTTCATTGCTGTCCAGACCGCAGTCACGATCTTTTTGATCCCGTTCAATGCGGCCTCAATAACAGATGCAGCCGCTTTCCATGTTGTGGTGATGACCTTTTTGATGCCGTCGAGCGCATTTTCAACCACGGAAACAATGGCCTTCCATCCGCCTGTGATGCCGTTTTTGATCTGTGACATGGTCGCATCAATTGCAGTATTTGCATTCGCCCAGACTGTTTTGACTGTACCAAAGACCTGTTCCATGAAGCTCTGCACAGCTGTGACAACGTTGGACAGAGCATTTTTGATAACAGTACTGATCGTTTCTGCAAGATTGCCTGCAAAGCTGTTGACTGCATCACCAACAACACCGGCGTTCTGGTTGATACCGTCCGCAAGCCCCTGCATGAAGTCCGGCATCCAGCTCTCAAAATCGGCCAGAGGGCCTTCATCTGGTACTGAGAAGTGCAGGAAAGACTTGATCTTGTTTGCTACGCCCTTGACAGCATCTGCAACCTTGCCGATACAGTTTTTGATACCGCTGACAATGTTGTTGATTATATCTGCGCCCCACTGAAATGCCTGAGAGCCGAGATTTTTAATGAAGTTTACTGCCGCATTGAAGCCGTTGACAATCGTATCCTTGATGGCTGTGATCTTTTCTGTGACCGCAGATTTTACACTGTTCCAGATATTGGAGACAGTGTTTTTTATTGCGTTCATGACAGTGCTGACTGTATTTTTGATTCCGTTCCAGATGTTTGTAACTGTATTGCGGATAGTGCTGAGAACTGATGAAATAAAACTGGATATAGCGTTCCACACCGCAGATACGACCGCATGGATTGCATTCAGCGTATTGGTGATGTGATTTTTGATGCTCTCCCAGATAGAGGAGATCACCGACCATATGGCGTTCAGAATACCGGAGATGAAGCCGCTGATCGCATTCCATACTGTAGAGATCACATTGGAAATTGTATCCATTACTGTGCTGACAGTGGTAGAGATCGCATTCCAAATCGTCTCAAAAAAGGTCTTGATGCCCTCAAGAACGATCGTTACGACCGCCTTAATGGTCTCCCATGTTGTAGTGATCTTTTCGTGGATCCAGTCCATAACACGGGAAATGATCACATGGATCGCTTCAAAAATCGTCTCAAACAGATACTTGAACGCCTCTAGCAGCGGCGAAATGAAATCGTATATTGTCTGCCATACAGTCGTGATAACCGACCAGATCGCATTCAGCACCGTGCTGATCGCTGTATGAATCGCGTTCCAAACGACCGTGATAATAGTTTTTATGAGGTTGATTTTCTCTGCGACGCTGTTATAAATCGCAGTCCAGATACCGACAAAAAAGCTCTTGATCCCCGTCCAGATAGTTGTGAAAAAGTTCTTGATCGCATTGAGGACTGTGCTTACGAAGTTCTTTATACCGTTCCAGATGTTTACAAAAAAGTTCTTGATGCTCGTCCAGACGCCTACCCAGAAGTCCTTTACTTCACTAAGATCGGTGCCGAAAATACCGCAGATCATATTCAGCGCATTTTTCAGCGTATCCTTAATGAAATTCCATACAGCCGCAAAGATGCCCTTGATGCCGTCCCACACTCTGCTCCAGTCGCCGGTAAAGATGCCGACGAAAATATCCAGAACACTCAGTATAATGTCTGTCACAGCCTTGAAGATATTTGCAATCTGCTGGAACTGTCCCTCAAAGATCGGTTTCAGGAACTTGCAGAGTCCGTCCCATACAGCCTTGATGACCTCGGTGATGTTTTTGAAATCGAAGCCCAGCGCATTGATACGGTCAACAATGCCCTGACAAAACCCGGAGAAGATACTCTTGATCTGCTCCCAGATCGCCGTGATCTTATTTCGGAAGTCCTCATTCGTGCGCCACAAATGCACAAAAGCCGCTACCAAAGCGGCAATGACCGCAATGACAGCGACTACGGGTGCGGATATACCGCCAATGGCTGCGCCGAAGGATGAAAAGGCGGCTTTTGCGCCTGCGATCATGGAAGGCAGGTTCGCTACAAGCTGCATCAGCTTGCCGATACCGACCATTGTTTTGCCGATAACAAGAAGCAGCGGTCCCAGTGCCGCCGCCACAAGTGCAATTTTCACGATAGTCTCCTTCGTTGCCGGAGACATTGCATTAAATTTATCAATTAGAGCCTGAATCTTGCTGACAATAGACCTGATCGCAGGCATCAGGATCTCACCGAAGCTGATTGCAAGCTCCTGCAACTGTGATTTCAGAATCGTGATCTGACCTGCGAGGTTGTCCTGCATGGTGTCTGCCATGCCCTTTGCAGAGCCTTCACAGCCGTAGATTGCAGAGGACAGCTTGTTGTAGTCCTCTTCGCTGGCATTGATGATCGCAAGCATACCTGCCATATTCTGCTTACCGAAGATAGCGGCAGCCGCCTGCATCTGCTCTGCCTGTGCAAGACCCTCTGTGGTCGTAGATAGTTCTGCAACAATATCATCGAAATCACGGGCATTACCCTCGGCATCTGTCAGTTCTACATTGACCTTGCCCATTTTCTCACGGAGCATACCCATGATATCTCCGAGCGACCGCATATTGCCGTCTGCATCGGTCATGAGTGTATTTGCCCCGGCGATCTCCTTTGAGACACCTTCCTGTTCTTTGGCAAGTGCCTCCTGCGCCCGTGCAAGTTTGAGCTGTGCCTTTTCATAGTTGTTGCTTGCAAGCTGTGCCTGAGTGCTGCCCTCGCCGTACTTGCTGATCGCATCGTTCAGTTTTACCTGTGCATTATCAAGGGAGATCGTCGCATCCTCAACAGCCTGTTCAGCTTTCTCAACCTTTGCAAAGTCGATTTTCTGAATCGTTTCAGTGCTGATAAAACCGAGCTGCTGCATTGCGGCAGCCTGCTGTTTAGTAGGCTTTGTCAGGTTTACAAGTGCATTTTTCAGGCTGTTACCGGCCTGAGAGCCTTTGATACCTGAATTAGCCATAAGGCCGAGTGCGATAGACAGGTCTTCCGCAGACGCTCCCATAGAACCGGCGATCGGCGCAACATACTTGAAGGATTCGCCCATGAGAGACACATTGGTATTTGCGTTACTCGATGCTGCTGCAAGGATATCTGCGAAGTGTGCAGAATCATCTGCGCTCATACCGAGCGCCGTCAGAGCGTCTGTGACAATATCCGATGTTGTAGCGAGGTCTTCACCGGAAGCTGCAGCGAGGTTCATAATACCCTCGACACCGTTCAGCATATCCTCGGTTTTCCAGCCTGCCATAGCCATGTAGTTCATAGCGTCGGCGGCTTCCGATGCGGAGAATTTTGTCTGAGAACCCATCTCACGGGCTTTTGCACGCAGCGCCTCTAAGTCCTCACCGGTAGCACCGGATACAGCAGAGACTTTGCTCATAGATGCATCAAAATCCGCTGTCGTTTTGACCGCAGCAGTACTGAGTCCAAGGATCGGCACAGTAACATATTTTGTCAGATTTGTGCCGACTGTAGCGATTTTGTCGCCGACCTTTTCGATAGATGCTCCCGCTTCACCGATCTTTACAAGTGCCGTCTGAGAATTTGCGGCTTCCTGCTGCAGGTTTTGCAGTTCCTGTTCCGTATCGACGATTTCTCGCTGAAGTGCGTCGTACTGCTCCGGAGGTATCGGATGACCGAATTCATCGGAGACATCCTTTGCCTGCTGTTTCAAGCCGTTCAGCTCATCAGTTGTCTGCTTGATCTCATTTTGCAGGGCATCGTACTTCTCCTGCGAGATCTCACCGCGGGAAAGCTGCTCATCGGCGATGCGGCTCTGCTCTTTCAGTTCCCGGAGTTTTGTCTCAGTCTCACCGATTTTCTGCTTGATAGGGTCGTACTTTGCCTTCCACGCATCGTAATTGTCTTTGGTTTTGGCAGCTTGTTCGCTGGCTTTTTTCAGCGTTTCGAGCTTATCACTGGTCGATGATACGGCATCGGCAAGCAATCGCTGTTTCTGCGATAGCAGTTCTGTATTGGTCGGGTCGAGCTTCAGCAGCTTTTCGACATCTTTGAGCTGCGTCTGCGTGTTTTTGATGTTCTTATTGACACCTTCAAGGGCTTTGCTGAGTTTCGTGGTATCTCCACCGATCTCAACGGTAATACCCTTGATTCTGTTTGCCATGCGGATCACCTGCCTTCCTTACAAAAAAATCTGAAAAATAGGTTGAATTTATCCTAAAAGTGTGGTATACTATAAGTGGGAGGTGTTAGCATGAAAATTGATACCAACACTATTGTTTCGATGACCGAAGCTAACCAGAATTTTTCCAAGGTTGCAAGACTGGTAGATCAGTTCGGCTCCGCTGT